AACAAGAGCAAGCATTGCGGCCTGACTTGCTACCGGTGTGGGCTGGTTGATCGCCAGTGGCGGGAGCTGGTTCGTACCCAGAACACCCGTAACTTCGGAGAAGGAAGGTACCCAGTTGCCAGCTTTAGCGGTTCCTGCGGTACTGCCAAGTACTAGATCGGAGGTTCCTGCACCAATAGCGGCTCGCGCATTCGCTGCCGAGGATGCAGTAAGGACCGATCGACCGGTGGCCGTCGAGTCCGAGATCTGACTAGCAAGGTGCGTATGCCCTGCTAGTGCCTTATCAGCGCCTACGTAAGGGAGAGCCGACCATGACAGAATTCCGTCACCAAGCTTGAAATCCCCCGTGTCCGTCTCATAGCCCGGTTCACCCGATCCAAGGACCGGATTCTGTGTGGTCCACTGTGCAGCGGTACCACGACGCATTTGCAATACTGTCAAAGCTGGCATATTTTGTTTCCTTTACGGTTTAGGGCAAGCCGCCGTCGATGACAGTTGCTGCCGAAGTAGAAATGTACAAAGCATCAAGTGCGGTTCGTACAGGGCTCTCGGTGTTGGCAATGCGATCGGCAGTAGCCGTCGTAAATTCATCCGAGTTCATCAAAGCTTGTACGACCGGTGAGGCAAACTTGTTGTTCTCATCGATCGAAGGGTGCCTATTAAATGTTGGCATTTTTACTCCATGTTAAACTGGTCGAATACCATTACGGGGAACCACCATCTAGATACAGGGTGTTAGTGTACAGAGTATCCAGACGCTGTCGGATTAGGTTATCCGGATTGTTGATCAAGTTAGAGGTGACCTCTGATACTTCCGGAGCTGAGGCAATTGCTCGGTTTACTTCTTCCGGGAAACCATGCTCCGAGTTGATATTCGGGTAGATTAGGAAGTTGACCATTAGGACTCCAAAGTGAATATGCCAGCAGTAGTAGATTCGAAGAGGCGTGAGAAATCTCCACGAACATAGATACCTTCATTAAGCCTACCTCGAAGGTCGCCTCTGACAGTGTCAGATTCAACTAGCTGAGATATACCCGTTACCGGATCAGGCTGAATGATCAATGTGACCATTGGATTCTCGAACAGGCTGAATAGCTCATCGAGAGTCGGTAATGTTGGAGGCCGGCTATCCGTACCATACAAATATTGCTCGATGAAGAGCAACTGTGTAGGGTTCGTCTTCTTTGAATCAATGACCACATGTGAGATTGGCCTGAGTAATCCGGAAGGTGGACGAATGGGAGTCGTTGTGAAATTCCACGAGAAAGTAGAAGGCTCAAGGTCTTCACCTAGAGTGTTGTATTCTGCTGCTGATGGAGAAGCCAATACATTGTACACCAGGTGAATTTTGTAACCATGCTCGATACCCTCGGTGTCGTTGCCGACGCCTGTACGATATGAGAGGTTGAATGGTTTACGAGGCTGTTCGTCTACAGCAAGCCCGTGGGGGAGTGTAGCCCATCCATCGTACTCTGAGAATACGTCGGGATAGGTATAAGCCTCAATAGAGCCGGCAAACTCTTTCTTGGTGGGAACATTGAGGTATTTAACACCCTCAATGTAATAAGGTTTGGACGCTCCTCCAGAAGGTGATTCTTTCACTGAGATCAAACCATTCCAAGCAACACCTAAACCGTCAGTGCCGTAGAACACGCCACGATCAATACCTGTTTCGAAATAGCGCTCTCCGACATTGTCCCAGATAAGTGCTGTCATTTGTTCCCTCCTTCCGGGCTATCCTGTTGAATTTGCTCTAGCTTTACGTTCAGCATTTAGTCGGTTNCGCTCAGCCATTGCATCAACGTTACTCATNTTCTTGTTGTTAGGCGGAGTATTCTTCTCATTACAAACCTTGATCTGNGTAAGCAATTGGTTAAGATGCCAAGTACGACACTCAAATGGGATTTGAAGAGTAATCATCCAGTAGTAGATAATCTCCGCAGTAACAACTTCTTTACGACCACCCTTTTTTGGACCGGGAGAATCCGTGAACCAGGTAGCCGACATTTTAGCATCAACATAGTTATTGATTGCTGTAATATGTTCATCTGAAAGATTTTGGAAAACTTCCGGTGAAACATTGGGTGTCAAACACATAAACTCTGCGTAACGCAATGATTCTTCCGGAGTTTTAGAGGTTCCCATGAATGGTTTTTCATACACGGACTCCCATTTTGAAAGGGAGACCAGGGAATGCTCGAACTCCAATTCTTTACCCGGATCGATGATGAACCTTTGGGCGTCATCATCCCATTGATCGGGTTTCCTAAAGGTAAGCGTAAGCATTCCCTGATCTCCTTTCTGTTTTGGGTTAGGCGACGTAGTTGTAGAACCAGTCGTCGTCCGATACGGCCGGGAACTTGTATCCCGGAGCCGGCACTGCCTTCACAACGGTGTCTTCGGTGATGATGACATCGCCCGTTACGACCTCGTCGCCGATCTTGTAGACCACGCCAGTGACGACCGGAATCGTCAGAGTGTCAGTGGCCGAGTTGTAGCTCGGTGCCACTACGTCAACTTCAATCGTGGTGCCTTCGAACAGCGCCTCGATCTCTGCGGGCAGAGGAAGACGAGCGTCGGTACCTGGGGTGCCGTACAGGATCGCTTCCAGGTCGGCAAGCTTTCCGGCGGGAACCTTGGTGGAATCGATGACGATGGTTGCCGACGGACGGTGACCGGGAACTTCGACCGGGGTGGTCGAGATTTCCCAGCTGAACGTTGCAGCTTCCGGCGAGTCATTGACCGTGCTGTAGGTCTTTCCGGTCGGAGCGGCGAGGCCGTCGTAGACCAGGTGCAGCTTGTAGCCGTGGTCCGTACCGTTGGTGTCGTTACCGACGAGGGTACGGTAGGCCAGACCGAAGCCCTGGCGACGCTGCTGCCCGATGTACACACCGGGAGAAAGTTCAGCAGATCCATCGCACTTCATGAAGGCGTCGGGGTAGGTGTAGGCCTCCAGGGTTGCGCTGAACTCCTCCGCAGAGGTGAGGTTCAGGTAAACCTTGTTGTTGGCGTACTGCTTGTTGGATTCGGCACCAGAAGGGGCTTCATCGACGGAAACGAGACCGTTCCAGGCGTGACCTTCGGGGTAGTTGCCGAACGAATCAACGGGGTAGAGGACGCCACGATCGATACCAGTCTCGAAGACCTTCTCGGCGACCTTATCCCATGCGAGCTTAGTCATGTATTGCTCCTAGAAATAGAGATTGTAGACAACATGGTTTAGGTTGTCAGAAGTAAACCGCCGAGAAAAGGAACACATCGGAAGATCTGCTATTTTTCCAGGCGTAGGGCTATCGGGATCCCGACCGATCCAGGTGATCTGATAGCGAGTAATCCGCCGAAAAGTTCGGTTGTCAGCATAATCTGCTTTTTCGCTATCCACACTGTACATAATGCAGGGGTAAACCATACCTGTGGATGGTGGTGCTTGGAAATATACCGCTCGGGTACCAAGAATGGACTCAAGCAGGGTCTGGAGTAGTAGGCGTCGGGCCATTGTACAATCCTCCTAGACGCAAGATAAGGCGGGGAGCCTGGACCTCAATGTCTGAGATTTGCCAGAGCTTCCCCGCCCACTTGATATATTTCATGTCCATGAAATTCGCAAATGCGTTATCATCGGCCATGATGCTGATTGAGTTACCAACAGTAATATCGTTGTTAACCTTTTCACCAACCAATTGCCGAGTATTACGGATGACGTCACCATAGTACTTTCGTTCCATGATGACGTCATCCCATACTCCTGGCGCCGTTTCCACAGATTGAGGGGCGTACCCTATCTCACCGTAGAACTTCGCCATAGGTTAATTAGCCTGCAGACGGAACGAAGGTCCAGCTGGTGTTGATGTTAGCCGGGAACGAGTAGCCCGTAGCCGGCGTTGCCAGAACATCAGTGGTCGTGGTGATCACGTCAGCGCCGGAGACCGGGAGGCCGTCAACGCGGTAAACCACGCCAGCGGTATCCGGGTAGGTCACCGTGTTGGTGCCAGCGTCAAACGACGGGCCGATCGGGGTCACGACGATGCCGACTTCACGCTTGATGACGATGGCCGACTTGGCCTTGGTCAGAGCACCGGAGATGCGGGTTTCCATCAGGTACTTGTGCTGGTTGTAGTCGATGTCGAAGTCCTCGAACATGCCGAGGGCCGCACCCTTGTCTGCACCAATGGTGTAGTCAGCCAGGTTGACGATGATCGCAACGACCTCGGGGTGCTGCTCCAGAACCTCAACGTCGACGATCTTGGAGACCTGGAGGGTCGCCGCAACTTCAGCGCGGGTGTTGTAGAGCTTGCGGCCCTGACGATCGCGTTCCAGCAGCATGTCGCTGACGAATGCACGAGTGGTGAACATGACCGGGGAGCCCGAGCCCTTGTAGGCGTCGAAGGACCGGATGATCTGGTCCATCTTCTGCTGAACGGTGGAGTTGGACGCCAGGGTCACCTTGTGGGCGTACATGTCGTCATCGCTGGCGATGGGACGCAGACGCTCTTCGTCGACCTTGTCTTCGGAGGCGATGTCACGGCCGTCACCGACGAGGACGCAACGGGCGACTTCCTCGTCCAGCATCAGACGCATTTCCGCCTTGAGGAAGGCCACCACGTCGAGGTCCGTGATGTCGAGGATGTCATCGCGGTCCAGCTTCTGCTTCTTGTAGATGGTGGTGGGTTCGGTCTTGCGCTTCAGGAGCTTGAAGACCTCTTCCTTCTTCAGGTTGCCCTTGACGTAGCCTCGGGCACGAGCCTCATCGGCCGTGATGTCGGCGTGAACCGTCTTGATGCGGGAGATGGGGGAGTGCTTGGTGCCGGTGAGCACCTCGGAAACCCATTCCATCCGGCGGGAGATGAACTCCGGGGTGTTGGAGATCGCCTTGGCGTCCGGGAAGAGGAACTCGATGTCATCGATGCCGTACTCGCCGGCGTGCGCCAGGAAGACTTCCTTGAAGGACTCGACGCCATTGCCCTTGCGAGCTTCGGCGAAGATGGTGGAGAGCTGGTCGTGGGAGAGCGTAGCGCCCTCGGACTTGTTGTGGGATTCGAATACACGAGGCATGTTGGAGAGGCCTTCCTGGATGGCGTGAGCGAGAACATCGGGGTCGATATCGGCGTGCTTGGCAGCACCACCGCTGGCTTTGGCGTCTTCGACGGCCTTGCCAATGAGGAAGTACAGGACGTTTTCCTGCTCTTCCGAGAACGAGTCGAGGACGTCCTTGACCGTCTTGCCTTCTGCATGTGCGAGGTTGGACATGTTGTCCCCTTCTTCGTTGTTGAATGATGCGTGTTTGAGGGCGTCACCGATGAGTGACTGGAAGATTTCTTCCTGATCCTCGTCGAATGAGTGGAAGATCTCCTGAACGGTGGAGGGTTCCAGGTCGCTCTGAGTACCGGTAAGAGCCGAGTGAAGCAGTGCGTGCACTACCTCTTTCTGGCCCTCTTCCAGGTCCTCAAAGAATTCCTGAATCTCTTCGTGGGAGATTTCGTCGTCATCCTCATCCTCGTCCGAGTGAACGAGGCTAATGCCCTGGTTGAAGTACATGATGGCTTCCCCTTCAAGTGCTTCGACCGAATCGCCATGCCGAATGTAGACATTGTCGATGAGTGCGCCAGGATTGGCTCCGGCAAGTACCAGGCTGACTTCCTTGATGTCGCCGTGGCGAACCATCTTGTTGGTTTCCTGGAGCTTGTTGGCATAGATTGACAGGGACTCAACGTCGCCATGTCGAACAGCTTCCTTTGCTTCGAGAGCTTTCGGGCTGTTGTTGAAGTAAGCGTGTGCGTACACACCTTCTTCTCGGTGAGACAAGATGGCGTGACCCAAAATAAGGGTCGGATCATCGTGTCGGTGCTGCCATACGAGGGGCACCTTCATCTGGTCCTGGTGCTTGAATGCGCCACCCATGATAGTCCTACCATCGGAGCACTTAAGCCCATTCTTAGTGGCCCAGCCACTGAAATCTGGTTCTGCCATTTTGAAGTTTCACCTTCCTTTCTTAAGTTGCTTCCGGTGGTGTCGGATCGGGTGGAGTTGCCGGACCATTTGGCGGCTCCTCATTGGGCATGTTCGGGTTGTTCAGCTTGTCAGCAGACTCATCACTCGAAGGTGCAAAGCCCAGAATTCCACGAATTTCATTGGAAGTCAGGATCTTGTTACGAATGAACTTATCGCCAATGTCAGCAATAGAGCTGATCGGCATCAGACTGAATGCATCCACATTGAACATGATGGCATGACCGTAAGTCTTAGACCGAGCCGTTTTAGAGAGGAACTTTCGTGACATCTCCTGAGTAACGGCCTTGAGAATCGGTTTAATGGTTCGGTTGTTGTAGTTCAGCATCTCTGCCTCACTGGCCGTGCCATTAAACACACCTGCGGTAAGACCCAGCTGACTGTAAAGAGAGGCTTCAAGCTTCTCAATCTGTGCCAACATGTTGTTCTCGGCAGGTCGGTTCAGCTGAGTGATTCGTTCGGTACCATCCGTGTAGGCAATACCATACTTACCATTCTTGAGCTGATCCTCGATGTCGGTGCGACGGTTGTTAGCCTGCTGTCGTCGAGCTTCCGACTTAATTACGTACGGAAGCTGGATGATAAGGTCAAGCTTTCCCGAACCAGCGGCTTCGTCGATTGAGTCGAGAAGACTCAGCTTTCGAATCAGACGCTGAAGCGTTCCGTTGGGCTCATTCATCACGGAGTACAGAGGGTTTTCGACAATTGCCACATGCTTCTTAGGCATAGTGATGTCTTTCCGCTTACCAGCTTCCTGGTCATAGACGGACATCTGTACTTTGTCCGGCAACCACTTGATGATCTTGCCTATACGCAGTTCTTTGACATCATATGACATTGATTCGATAGGACTAATATCCGTTTCAACCGGAACAATGGCAATAACGCCTTCTTCAAACATAGTCATAGCCATGTCCTGTTTGAAAGCAATTGCTGACTGATCCAGGTTGGAATCAAGCGTCAAACACTCATTCAAGAAACTGTTGATAGTCTCTTTATACCGACCATTTTGATCAAGCTTGACATGTGTGATGTCTACTTGAGAAACGTCGATGCTGAGACGAGTGTAGATGGATGCGATGATGGAACGATCATTGGATACCCGAGATCGCTGTCTCTGTGGCGGTGCAGAACCGTAGGAAGCATTACCTCCATGCGGTCCCCAGTCACTAAAACGATCATCAGTGCTGCTGAAAGCATTCCATGCGTGAATTAGTTTGTCTTTAAAGCCCATTGGTCACCTCCTCTCTTTGTTCAGATGGGATTCGGGCATTAACCTGTGTAGTTCTTGATCTGATCGAAGATGTCTCCAGAGGTTTTCTTGAATTCCGGCGAGTTGACAAAGGTCTTCCCTTTATCGAGAATCATCTTGTCAATCCCCTTCTTGTGCGCATACATCGCACCGCCAACAAGAACTGCCGCAGTGGCATTGGCGTACTGCGAATTACCATTCAGGATGTGTCGAATACCCTTAGCCGTTTTCACAGTGGAATTAGTTCGGTCAGTTCGCTTTCGCTGCTTAACCGCCTTATCGGTCGCCTTCGCCATGTCCTGATTGCCGAAGTGGCGATCATAAGCTTCAGCATAGGCCGGATCGTTCTTCTTCCGAGCCTCTACTTGAGCCTTGATCAACTTGCGTCGAGTACCCGCACCTTCGCCATAGTACATTTTAGCCAGGGCTGCTTCTTTAGCATCCTTAGCTGCTGCTCGATCGGTGCGTCGAGGAGTTGTGGATGGGCGATCAGATCGCTTCCCCCAACGCATTCCTTTAACGCCATAGTGCATTAGGAAATCGTCAACGTCGTCGTCCATGGTTACCTCAGAGCTTCAGCCACGCCACCCGCAACTGCGGAAAGAGCAAGAAGACCAACGGTAGCAACCATCTGCTGATGCTGTTCTTTGGTGGTGTTCAGAGCAGCGATGTTGTAAGTTTCAATGAACTTATTCTCATGCTCCTTGAAAACCTTCTTTGCTGCCGCTCTACCGATGACTTTCTTATCGGCCTTGTACTGCTTTCGAGCAGCAGAAAGATTTTCACCTTCTTTGCCCAACCGGTCACGGGCGCTAAGAACTTCGTCATCCCACTCTTTGTTAAACTTTTCGCGGGTGGCTTTCTTTTCAGCCTTGATCTCAACCTTAGCCTTCTTGTTGAGTTCCCGAAGTTCCTGACGAGAGGTCTTGGGTTTGCTCGAAGATGAGGAATCATCACGCGAAGAGCGCTTACCCCACCTCATGCCTTTAACACCGTAGTGCTCAAGGTAGTTGTCTACCTCAGTGCTCATTTTTACTCCAAACGATTGCGATTGTTACAGATCCAACTGCATTTCAGTTAGACCGCCCCACATGTCATTGTTGGGGGTGATCTGTTTACCTGCTTTGAAACCCAGCTTCTCGTAAATATGTCGAGCATCTGGAGAGGCGCCAGGAACTTCAAGTGTGACTTTCTTAAGGCCTTCTTGCTTAGCCATGTCGATAGCAGCACGCATAGCTCCGGTAGCGATACCTTGACCTTTGTGCTTATCCTTGACTTCGACCCAAACTACGTTCAGTTCATCAGCAGCCTTCTTATGAAGAAACATGTTTCCGACTTTTTCACCCTTAGCATTCTTCAGTGTGAAGTTGTCACTAGCATCGATTCGACGCCTAAGTGAAGGGATCATAGCAGCAAGAACACGTGCTGTAAGTGGGGTTTTATCACCGGAAAGTTCCAGCTTATCCCCGCTTGTTAGCTTAGTCGATCGAGACTCCGTGACCCTTTTAACCGGGGCACGCTTACCCCACTTCATCCCTTTAATACCGTAGTGTTCGAGGAACTCATCGGAAGCTTCTTCTTCATGAAACACATCAACTTGACTCAGAAAATCAGCGGGATCAAATTTGTTGAATCCGGATTCTTTGGATCTACGTTGAACATCCTGTTCCAACTCTTCCATCGACGAAAATGACGATGGCAAAACAAAACCTGGTGTTTTAACCATGGTCACCTCACATGTCTTTGAAAGGAGTTGGGTCAAGACCCATCTCGTGGTGGAGAGATTCACCCCAAGCTTTAACAAACCTGGGAGGATCAGCGTGCCAGTGATACTGCATAAACATCTCAGCTTCAGCTTCTTCACGAATACCCGCAGCGTGAGCATAACCAGAGATGCTGGGCATAAAGTTTTGCATCTTAATGCCCATACGATCGGCTTCTCTTAAAGCTACTCCCAGCGCTACATCTCGGGCTTCGATATTTCCGCCAACCTGCTTGTATCCGCCAAACATGCTGACCTTTACGGTCTTCACTTGAGCATGAAACATAGCATGTGCTGATTCATGAGTGAGGAGACCATGAATTTCTTTACCAGCAACGGCCGGTTTGGTCCAACCGATATCGACGCTGTTCTGCAATCGAGGAGTTAGATCGCCTTGGCTAATAACCATGCTTCCAGTATTAGCACTACCAGATCCAAGCTGCACATACCCAACAGTACCCATCTCATACTCGGGATGGCCTGGTCCAATCGATAAGACCTCATTGATGTGAAAGCCGTACCGATTAGAAATGAGTGAGGCTACTTCAGCAGCGCCCTTTTGAGTGGTTTCATGAAGCGCCGAGTCGATACGGACACCGTTAGTAGGACCCTGGAAACGAAATTTGTCATCGCCACCAGTCTCTTGATCCTTACGGACGCCCCACTTCATACCCTTTACACCATAGTGAGCTAGAAACTCTTCTGCTGTTTGGGTCATCGCTTCTTCTTGGACTCATCGATCTGCTTGACCTTAGCAGAAGCTGCCCCAGCAATCTTCCGAATGATGACCTCATTGGTTCGATCTTTTACGAAGCCGGTGGTCTTGGCTTTGAAACCCGATCTTGGCGGATTCGTCCCAAGAGATTTGAGATCATCATAAGTAGTGCTTTGAAGCTTCTTGATCGCTACAGTTTTAGCGGTATCGAAACCCTTCACTTTAGCCTGTTCTACCAAACTCCTTTTAGGTGCTGGAGGAACGGGCTGCTGCATTGCTGCGGCGCTAAAGATAAGGTTGGCTTTACCTGCCATCATGGTTCTGTTGGTCGTCAAAGTTTGGACTGGTAGTTCACCGAAAGAAAATCCAGCACCATCATTAGCTTTCTTGTCCATGATCCCGAAAGCAACTGCTGCACCGACAGCCACCGTAGCAGCTACGCCGACCGCAATAGCGACCTTCTTCTCACGAGACATTTTTGGCTTTGGATCGCCGGAGTCATCGCTGATGCGACGCTTACCCCACTTCATTCCTTTCACACCATAGTGCATAAGGAAATCATCTACAGGTTCACTCATCTGATTCCCATCTGTTTGTCGGTTTTGTAATCTCGGAGCTTCATAACTTTGCGCTGAGCGTCATTAATTTCTGCTGCCGAGAGCTGACGAACATTGGTGATCTTAACTGTGCCCTTGGGGTTCAGAAGAATGGTCGGTTTCTTGCTCCAAATTCCGGCATCATTGTCATCGATCAACGCATCATAGCCCTTGGCTTTAACGGTGTTGAAATAGACATTGTTGAACTTGACGTCTTTATTACCAGCAAATTTGTTGAACTTTTGGTAGTACTGCAATCCAACTTGCTTGGCATTCATCTCGTCAATCTCACCCTTGTAGCCATTGTCGGCAAGCCACTGCTTACCATCCTTTGTCTGAAGCGTCTCAATAAATGTATCGACACGTTCTTTAGCGGAAGGCATAGCCAGCTTTCTCTTAGTCTCCAAGGAGACTTGATAGGCACTGTGGTATTGCTTCTTGCCGGCTTTGAANCCATTGGTGAATGCNGGAATAGTGGCNGTGTACATGTCNTGATCAGATTTCAACTGTGACACATACATATAACCGCTAATAGCATTGGAGTCCACACCGCGAACAACTCGACTCAGGTCATGGCCCTTGTCAAGAAACTCTTTGCCTGTGGAAAGGTTGTTGTACCAAGTCTCATCAAATTTTTGACGCTCCTGAATACCACGACCCTTGGCCATGTACCGAACCATGTTGACGTTTGCCATTTGACGCTTGGCAATGTTGTTAGCTGTATCCTTTGTTGCGACTTCCTTGTACTCGCGGTAGTGATCTTTACGAACACCCCACTTCATACCCTTTACACCGTAGTGAATTAGGAAGCTGTCAACCTCTGTCATTCGAACGCCTCCTTAGTGGCCTTGTATGCGACGTATGCGTCCATCATGGCCGCGACATTATCAATCTTCTGATCCTGCCGCTTCTTCAGAAGCTTTCGGTTGCCATTGGTGTCTTCGATCGTGATCGCATTACCCATAGCAAAGGACATCAGAGCCTGATCGAAGAGCAGCATCTCATCTTCGGATAGCTTCTTCAGCTCACCGAGAGGTACTGATTCGGTCCTAGCGCCCTGAATAACTTTGACGATTCCATAGGAACCATTCTCGGCTTCCCATCGGGCGACAAACTCAGTGGCGTTGTAAGGGTCGTACCCGAAGGCACGAACATCATAGGCGTTCTCTTGGATGTGGTCATCGAGATCCTCGTAGACTTCAATCATGTCGAGAACTGTTCCCTGAAGAACGTGAAGAGTTTTCTCATCACGGAACTCTTGATACTTCGCACGCATAGCGCCAGGAAGTTTCATGAGTGTGTTCTCAGTAATGTAGCTTCGGGTCTTTACTCCGAATTCTCCATTAGGTTTAGGAAACAGGAAAGTGAAGGCACAGAAGTCATCACCCTGTGAGAGGTCGGCTCCCATAGCACAAGGTAGCCCCTTGAATGTGCGAAAACGCTTAGGGATCGTCTCTTCATAGGTGAAGAAGTACGTATAGCCTTCCATGGGAATGCCGAAGCGCTTTGCCAGGATATCGTTCCGCGCAGCAGGTGCTTTCTCAGCTCGCTCGACATCTTGCTGGTAAGTGTCATAGGTGACGGTCCTACCAATGTTGGGCTGAGCCTTCTCCCACATGGATGGATCATTGACTTCCTCCAATGAATCGAGCCTGTAATGGAAGATCGAAACGTGAGGGTTGATGTAGTCACCCTTGAGGATGTCCTGGAGCTCCATTTTGATTGTGTCGCCAGAACCATTACGGACCGTTCCCTCGGAGCTGATCGCAACGATGAGGTAGTCTTCCAGTTTGGATGCACCCTGCTCAATAGCACCAACCACGTCTTCGCGAATGTCTCCGGAGAGCCACTCGTCAACAGTGGAGACAAAGGGCCGCAGCCCCTGAAGCTTGTTGATAGACATCGGGCGAATCTCAAGGATAGAACCGGTGAGGAAGTTCTCAATCCCCTTCTTAGTAGAGGCGAGCTTCACCCGGTTGTACTTAGAGCCAGACGTGTTCTGTAGAGAGCCCTCAGTTAGGAACTGAAAGAGCGGTCCACGGGCGCGCGTTATGGCCGTCCTGAATGGAGACATGACCTCTTCGGCCTGCTTCATGGTAGGCGCGGTAGTGATCTGGTGCGAAGTCTTTGTGTTGATGTTCAGGAAGTAACTCTGAATGCACTCAGCGTACATCGACTTCGCTGCTCCTCGGGCAACGATCAGGTATTGCTTTGTGATTAGTCGTTTCTTGATTCGCTTCTTCACATAGCGAGTTCCGTTGGCGGTAACCTCAGGAACCGTACGGTTTACGAACTCATACCAACCAAAGATCTGTTCTCCCCAAAGCTTAAAGGAGTCCAGCAAAATTAGATCGGTACCATCGGTCAGAGTCAGTTCGTTTTCACAGTACTGAATCCAACCGTTGATAGCAAGATCATCATAGTAGTAACGAGGATCGGCGATGAGATCATCAATGCGGTTCATCTCAAGCGAGATCTCTTTGTTAACGGGAATCTCACCTCGAATTACCGCATCACGAAACTTTCCATAGTAATATGGGGTTGCGGTGTTAGATAGGCCCATCGCCGATCCTCCTTTCTTACTTAGATATCATGGCTTCAAGAGCCATCTTACCAATGGCCATGCCATGTTCTTTGACCAACTGCTTACCAAGGTGTAGAACCATGTCGCCCGCCTTTTGCTTACCCGAAATAACCCTAAGATCCGTGCTCGGAGGAGGCGGTTCTTTGGCGGGATAGAATACGTTGTAAGCAGACTTAGCTGTACTGCCAACACTGATGAGTGTGGGCAGAGTTTCAGTCATGAATTTCTGACCAGCCGACATCGGTTCTGGATTGAGCTTGGCATACTGCTGTTCTAGGTTTTGGCGATTGACAAGTTGCTGCAATTCCTTTGTAGAAAGAGCATCAACTCCACCAGCAGCCACTCTTGACTTAAATCCACCAACAGTTACAGCATCCGTGCTGGCTTTTACAGGACCAGCATTGACCGCTTTGTTATTGACAGATACAGTGGCCGTTTCAACATTAGCCCTGCGTCGTCCCCATCTCATTCCCTTAACACCGTAGTGTTCTAGGAAGTCATTGGTGTTGTTTTTGGTCATGGCGTTATCACCTCCTCTACCTCTACAGGTACGACTACTACAGGAGGATCAGTATGAACGAGTAGCCGCCATTCAATCTCTTCAGCCATCTTCTTTAGTGATTCAAGATGAAAAGATGTGGTTGGCGGATCAAACATCATACGAACCCGCATGAACATGTAAGACTTGACCGCATTGAGGTTTTCAGTCCCAATAAAGTCAGCCCATTTAGCTTCTTTGTCAACGATCAAGAAGCCGGTTGAAGGCCCCACGCCGAGCTGGCTAAGGGTAAAGAAGACCGCATTGATATGCGTGATGATGTCGAGGTCGAAAGCAGTATAGTCGCTCTCGAACCCTAACAACTTCTTGGTAGTGTCAAGGATGCTGTCGGTTGGTTCCGCCATCTACGACCACCCCAAAGACAATGTGTCATACAAAAAGATTGTGACACGGTGCCAATAGATGATGACCGCAAGAAGCAGCGTTCCAACAAACCCTAGGGTTGCCCCCATGAGTGACATCAGCATCAAGTACAGGATGAAATTATC